GCTTGCCGCGTCGCTTGGCGTATCACCCGCGAAGCTGGATCGTGACGGAAATCTGGATGTGAAGGTCGGCTTTTCGGAAGGGCGCGGCAACGTGAGCAACGCCATGCTCGCCAACGTATTGGAATATGGAAAGCATGGGCAGCCACCGCAGCCGTTTCTGAAGCAGACGAAATCTTCGGGCCGGAAGCCGTGCATTGAGGCGATGCAGACAGCGCTGAAGGAGGAACTGGATCTCCCGTGAGTATGCTGGAAGAACTAAATACGATCGTCGAGAGCGCCGGGCTTCCTGTAGAGACCGGCGTTTTCTCTACCACTGCGCCGGACGAGTACATTGTGATTACGCCAATCTCGGAGCATTTCGAGTTGTTTTCGGACAATATACCGGGCATGAACATTGAGGAGACGCGACTGTCGCTCTTTTCGAAGGGTAACTATGGTGCGAAGAAACGGCAGCTCGTTCGACTGCTGCTCTCGGCGGGATTTCTGGTATCGGAACGCAGATATATCGGGCTGGAAGAGGACACGGGCTATCACCACTTTGCCATCGACGTGGCGAAGGAGTATATGGAGGAAGAGTAGATGGCAACCATAGGACTGGATAAATTGTATTACGCGAAGATCACCGAGGGCACGAACGGCGACGAGACATATGCCGCGCCCGTTTCGCTCGCCAAGGCGATGTCCGCGGAGTTAAAGATCGATATCAACGAAGCGACGCTCTACGCCGACGATGGCGCGGCGGAGGTGGTCAAGGAGTTCAAGAGCGGCACGCTCACGCTGGGTATCGACAACATCGGCGCGGCGGTGGCAAGCGATCTTACCGGGTCGCAGATTGACGACAACAAGGTGCTGGTTTCCCAGAGCGAGAACGGCGGGCAGCCGGTCGCGATCGGGTTCCGCGCAAAGAAAAGCAACGGCAAATATCGCTATTTTTGGCTCTACCGCGTTGTGTTCGGCATTCCTGCGACGAACCTGCAGACGAAGGGTGACAACATTACGTTTTCGACCCCGTCGATCGAGGGAACGATCATTCGGCGCAACAAACTGGACGGTCAGGGCAAGCATCCGTGGAAAGCGGAAGTCAACGAGGATGATACGAGCGTACCGGTGGGGACGATCTCGGGCTGGTACACGCAAGTCTACGAGCCGACGTTTGCGGCGGAGGGTTAACAGATGGAAAACGACAGAGGCGCGATGATCCGAATCGGCAATCGGGAGTATGAAATGCTCCTGACCACCCGCGCGACCAAAGAGATCGCGGTGCGCCCAGATAGGGCATTGTTAAAAAGTAGTTTAAGGTACTACACCGTATGATAACACGGTAGTCAACCCACCTAACCGAAAGGCAAAAGCTGACACGGGAACATAGCACGGTGGGAAAGCGGTAAGTTGTCTAAGGTAATATGACACGACTGAACCGCAATGACAAGCGGATATAAGGAATAGGCTATATTTGCCGAACGTGAGTTTCAAGCATTTCTTTCTTTGAAATATGGGAAATTTACCTGATACCCATACCACAAATAACATTGTGTTTTAGCGATGCACAATGGGTTATCAAGATATTTGTGGGGCAGGCTGGAGAACCAGCATTAACGAAACAAAAACGGCTCCGACAATCCGTACACCTATTAACAATGCTAACTGGGGATACCCTAAACGGAAACGCCGCAAGGCTATAGCCGCAGGGCTTGAATATTTCGCACGGGTACGGAGCGTCCGTAGTAGTCAAGGACGGTAATGCCGTCATAATGGCAAAGGGACGCAGTTGATGTGTACTAAAATCAAAATTGATTAGGGAGGAAAACCTCAAATGCAACCAACAATAGAGATTTTAGGCAAGATGAACCGAAACTCAGCAAGCAACAAGAATGAAGTCTTTACCCGAGTGTATCGTTATATGCTCAGACCTGACCTGTATTTTGCTGCGTACAAAAACTTGTATGCGAACAGCGGAGCGGCAACAAAAGGGATTAACGAGGACACGGCGGACGGTTTTAGTGAAAAGAAAGTGCTTGGTATTATTGAAAAACTTCAAAACGGCACTTTTGAACCATCACCGAGTCGCAGAATTTATATCAAAAAGCAGAACGGCAAAATGCGTCCTCTTGGGATTCCAACTTTCACAGACAAGTTGGTGCAGGAAGTTATGCGAATGATATTAGAAGCGATTTATGAACCTGTTTTCGTCCAGAGTTCTCATGGATTCAGACCCCAAAAAAGCTGTCATACCGCACTTGCCGAAATCAAAAAGAGTTTCACAGGCGTGAAATGGTTTATCGAAGGCGACATTAAAGGATGCTTTGATAATATCAATCATGGTGTTCTTGTCAACATAGTGAACCGAAAAATCAAAGATGCTCGCTTTATTCAACTCCTGTACAAATTTCTCAAAGCGGGATATTTGGAAAATTGGCAGTATAGCAACACTTATAGCGGAACGCCGCAAGGTGGAATTATATCGCCTGTACTGGCTAACATTTACCTTCACGAGTTAGACCAGTATATCCAAATCTTGAAAAAAGAATTTGATGTAGCATCTGAGAGCAAATATACGCCTGAATATGGAAAAGCACAATGGCAAGTGAGGAAACTCCGAAAAGCGTTATCAACAGCAAGCGCAGAAGAAAAACCGTCTTTGCTTAAAAAGTTGAAAGCCGCACAACAAGCTATGTTTTCAACCCCTGCCAAACTGCAAACCGACAAAAAATTAGTCTATGTAAGGTATGCGGACGATTTTCTGATTGGTGTAAATGGCAGTCGTGAGGACTGTGAAGAACTGAAAAGCAAACTCACAGCGTTTGTTGGTGAAACACTAAAGATGGAGCTATCCGAAGAAAAAACGCTGATTACGCATAGTAGTCAGTCGGCAAGATTTTTAGGATATGACATTGCAGTTAGAAGAAATTCTGCCGTCAAACCAAACGGTCAGGGCTACAAACAGCGTACACTCAACAACAAAGTGGAATTGACAGTACCGCTACAGGATAAAATCGAAAAGTTCCTATTCTCGAATAGCATAGTTAAACAAGAGAATGGAAAGTTAGAGCCTGTATGCAGAACAAAATTACTAAAGTTGAGCGACCTTGAAATTCTCACGGCTGTAAACAGCGAAGTGAGGGGTCTGTGCAATTATTACAGTTTGGCAAGCAATTATTGCAAGCTGAAATATTTTGCGTACCTTATGGAATACAGTTGCCTTAAAACGCTTGCGGGCAAACACAATACCACCACGGCTAAAATCATAAAAACAAATCAAGACGGACGTGGTAATTGGGGCATTGCGTATCAAACAAAAAGTGAAAACAAGCGACTGTATTTTGCAAACTATTATGACTGCAAACAAAATAGCGGGTGTGACGACAATATTCGCCGCAGGGCAATAGAGTTTTCATATACCAAAAGCAGTCTGGAACGCAAATTGGAAGCAAAAGTTTGCGAAATGTGCGGAAAATCCGATGTTAAATTGGAATTCCATCACGTTAATAAGGTTAAGAGCCTCAAAGGCAAAGCGCTTTGGGAGCAGTTGATGATTGCTAAAAGGCGCAAGACATTAGCGGTATGTTCGGATTGTCATAAAAAAATCCACAATAGCTGAGTTTCACATTGAACATCAATGGAGAGCCGTGTACATCGAGAGGTGTAAGCACGGTTCGGAGGGGGGACTGCACAAACCTATCACGGAAACGTGAAAAGGCGGTGCTTTCCTACCCTACAAGCGTTATGGCGGGCTGGAGCATCTTGGCGATAAACTCATGAAAGCGGAGAACTTCGAGTTGGCGCTGGACGAGGTGGTTTGGCTGATTACGCTGCTTGCCAATCAGAGCACCCTCGTGCACAACCTGCTGGAGCCGGATCATAAGCGTGAGCTTCTGACCGAAGAGGCGGTGGAACTGCTCACCACGCCGCTGGATCTCTCCGGCTACAAAGCCGCGATCATGGAAGCGATGGTCAAGGGAACGAAGCGCTATGTCGAGAGCGAGGATGAACCATCAAAAAACGTATCGGTCGGGCAAGCGACGAAGAGCTGTTTGCCCGACTGATATTTTACGGGGTGACGCTGCTGGGGCGGTCAGAGCGCGAGGTTTGGCTCATGCCGCTTGGCGATCTGCTCGATCAGTGGGAGATATATCGGCAGTTTGAAGGAATTGCTAGAAAAAGGCAAGAACTGTGCGTTGACGAGGCCATACCGACAGGAATATATTGATCCTGTAATTGGGCGTCGTAAAAGAACGGGAGGTGTGGTATGAAGACAAGCAGCCTGAATCGAATTCGAAAAAACAGCAT